TTATAAAAAAATTGAAAATTAGCAGAATCGCTTTGAAAAACACTTGATTTATAATGTATAATATGTAATAATCAAAATGCATAGCATCTGCTATGTTTTTTCACTTCGATGGGTTCTACCATCAAAGTGTTGCGGAATTAAGAGGAGAACTCGTGTATGTAAGTGCGCCAACACTTTATACACATTGTGGGTTCTTCTCTTTTGTTATGTCAATATAATAGCACGAACAAATGTTCTTGTCAATAAATTTCGAACAAATGTTTGCTTTTTATTATTCTCGTAGAAGAATTGTACTCAATATTCCATGTGGAGTAATTTTTCTGATATCCGTTTGTTCTTTAGTAAAAGCTCTCAATTGATTCACAAAGTCATCACATACCTTTACTAAAGTTTCAGATTCTTTTATAATGGCTTCAAACTCTTTTCTGTTTTTCTTTTCAAATACAATACAGTCTTCTTCTTTTTCCAAATCCTGTACAGCTACAAGAACTGTTTTTGCATTATATTTTAATGCCTCTTCTATTGTCATCTCAACATATTTCATTACATCACCCACTCTCCGAAATTAGCATCATATACACGCTTAATTTCTTTTCTTTCTTTTATATCTGAAATTGCTCCGAGATATTTTTTAATTCTTTTTTCTGAAATTTGTCTCATACATTCTCCTAATACCAATGAATCACATTTCAAACCTTTACCACTTCCTTTTTTTAAAAGAGTATGCGTAGCTTGGTAAGGGTTTTTATTTGTATTGCTAGACAAAGGCATTACTAATGTTGTACTACTATGTAGATTGCCTATATCATTCTGAATAATAATCGCTGGTCTTATCCCACCCTGCTCAGAATCAATAGTATTTTCTCCAAAATCTACTAACACTATATCAAATCTTTTTAAACCATTCTTCATTAACACATCCTCCTTCCTTATTTTGCATGTATAATACCTTTGATATTTTTTATTATATCGCATGCACTAATTATTGTCAACACTAATTATTGAAAAAACTAAATATTTTTGGTATCATATAAACATACTCAATAATATGGAGATGGATAATATGAAAGTAATCTTAAATGATACCTTAAAAAAATGTGGGCGTTCACAATATTGGCTTGCTAAACAAACTGGCATCGCAACATCCACGATCAACAATTTGTGTAATGGTAAAACAAGAAAAATTGATTTTTCCGTATTACAACGTATTTGTGATGCACTTGATTGTAATGCAAATGACATATTGATTCCTGATAACACGTTAGACGATGGCAAATAAACCATCGTCTTTTCTATCTTCCATAACGTATTCTCCACTCTTTCATGTATTTTCTTGTGATCGCATCAATACTATCCATAATTCGTGTGTAATGTTTATCTGTTGTATCAAGACTGGCGTGTCCTAATTGCTCTTTCGCAATAGTTATTCCAAGCTTTTCGTCATTAGTAATAACTGAACCAACATAGTGCCTTAATTCATGTGGATATATTTCTCCTTCAGAATAATTCTCAAATATGTTTTTTAAAGCCGTCTTACTGATTCTTTGTTTACGTTTTGATACAAACAAAGCAGCACATTCAGAACCGCCTAAAAATACTCTTCTGTCACGGATATAATTTTCCAAAGTTTTAGATGTCGATTCTATAATTCTAACATCACGAGAATAATCCCCCTTTCCAATGACATGGATATATGAATTATCGCAAATATGAACATCAGACAAATCCAATCCGATAAGTTCATCAGAACGAATTCCACTTCCAATTAGTAAAGATATAATTGCCTTATCTCGTCTTGAATTGAAATCGTCTTTTCTGTTTTCAAGATTATCGAAAAACTTTTTTAATTGCTGATAAGATGGTATTTCTACTTTTTCTGATTTTCTTTCCGGTTTCTTGTATTTTTTTTCTTTCCTACAAACTACTTTTATAACATTCTTGTCTACACATTCATAAAAATCTTCAAGATAATCCCAAAATGAACTAAACATAACAATTTTTGTACGCAAAGAATTTCTACTGTTCTTTCTAACTGTTTTGCCAATAAGTAAGTCGTCAAAATATTCTTTTATATCAGGTGGTTTTATGCAATTCATATCGTCTGGGACAATATCATAAATAGAATCTCTATAAATTTTTTTATTATCAATCATCCACTGAAACATATTTTTTATATACCCATAATAACAATTAGATGTTTTCGCAGATTCTTGAGTAAAGAACTCTCTGATAAACGGTTGAAACCTTTCTAATTTTCTATCCAAATTTTCTCTCACCGTCTTTTGAATTTCATCTCTATGACACATATTATCAACCCTTTCTTTATTTCTTATAATATTTTTCTCTTAATTCAGGAATTTTACCTAATATTTCTCTTTCGTCATCGCAATATCTAACCTCTACCGCCTTAACTTCTTCTTTGCATAGATAGCAATACAAATCTTTGACATGTTCTTTTTCTCTCTGTGAACTTCTTTGTATACCATCCATAATTTCTCTTCCGCATTTAAGGCAGTAGAATTTTGATCTTCTCTTTGGATTTCCATTTCTCTTACACATTGTTTTATTTACTCCTTCATCTGCTTTCTTTAAACAGGAAAGCATAAGACTGTTCCCACGCTTCATATCAACGTGAAATGTGTGTATTTTATACTGTAATTGTATTTTCATAATATCCGTTCTTTCTAAGAAGTTTCCGGATATAAGCAAGACCTTTCTTTGTTACATATGTAACCGCTCTGTAATTTCCATCGTGGCATTGGGTTTCTTTTACAACAAATTTTCCTTCTTTTCTAAACCGTTCATACGGAATATTAACCATATCTTTATTATAGAAGAATACTTTCTTACCACGTAGGAATGAGAACAATTTATATTCTCCAATTCCAAGCTCTTTTGCACAAGTGTTTACACTCATAACTCCCTCTGTGTTGATTAGATCGTCATAAAATTGTTTAAGTTCCTTATTTTGCCTTATCAAGTCATTAACCATCTCTGTCTGAACTTTTTTAGAAAATGATGGGAAATATTTACTTATCATTTCTTCCTCTCTGCCTTCCTCAATATAAGCACCAGTTGTTTCTATTGTAGGAAGAATTTCATCAAAAATCCACGATTCAAACTTATCAGCCGTTTCCAACTTAGATTTTATAATCAACCTATAAATATCTGACTTTGTAATTAATGAAACCTTACCTTTAACCGTCTTCCCATTTTGGGAATTCGATGTTTCTAATACTTTTTGTACTATTTTTTTACAATGAGTTGTTATAGCTTTGCTTGCATTGGAATATCCTAACGCTTTTGCAATATCAATTCCATAAAAGTAAACAATATCGCCAATAATTACACTGCGAATGCTTCCAAACTGCTCATTAAAAAATTCTTGAATCTTATTCATATCGTTCTTTCCTTTCTAAAATATTTATTGATAGCCAATTCGTTATTCAGTTTTCAATGTGCAATTCTTTGAAAATTTGACTTGAAATAGCCCAGAAAGTACGATAAGATATAATTGACTTTGGACTAAGTTCAAATCGGTTAGAATGGCAACTTATAAACTTTGGTCGGTGTAGGGTTGCTATTCTTATTTTCCAATAATTTTTCAATTGGTAAACCAAACAAATTTTGTAATTGAATGGCTACTTTTAATGATGGACTTCTATTCTGATTCTCGATATTTGAATATGCAGATTTTGTGATTCCAATTTTATCTGCCACATATTGTTGAGTCCATTTGTTTTCCAAACGGATTTGTTTTAGCTGGTTCATAATTATCTCCTTTCCAGTTATGTATTCCGTTTGAATACATTATTATTGTATTCTATTTGAATACTTGTGTCAAGAGGTGATTTTATGTTTTTCTTCTTTTTCCCAAGTTTTTCTGAAAGACTAAAGGAATTGAGAATTTCTAACGGTCTTACTATGGAACAGCTCGGAAAAGAAATTGAATCTACAAGAGGAACTATTGGTAATTTTGAGAATGGAAACAAAAAACCAAGTCTTGATATGCTAATTAAGCTCGCTGATTACTTTAATGTTTCCATTGATTATCTTGTTGGACGTACAAATGATCCAAAATTACACCAAAAAGAGGACTGATATATCTTCAGTCTTCATTTTCTTTTCTATCTAATACTTTTTCTTCCATAATCAAATATCCTTTCACTGAAAAATAAATGTTTGTTTCCATATTGATATATTCTCCAAACACATCTAAAAATTTCCATATTTAATTGTCAATGTGCAATCACTTTTAGGAAAATTGACTTGAAATAGTCCTTGATATACGATAAAATATGTAATGACAAGAACAAATTGTTCAAGTTGGTTGAGTGTAGGTAGTCGCTTTGGTCGGTTGAGTACCTGCACTCTTTCTATTTTCCATTATGTAAATTCACCATTAATATATCCTTGCATAAATCTTTCCAATACAATATTGATTGGCATTTTTTCTTCTTTGCATTTTTCTTTAAACTGTTGAAGTATTTCTTCATCAATGGAAGTGTTAAAAGCCTTTTTCATGATTTAATACCTCCTTTGATGTTGATATGTTACCATTTTATGTTGTTATTGTCAACATGTTTCTTCAATTTTGCAATCAAAAATCAAAAGTCGCCAGCTTTTAAACTAACGACTCGATAATCTACCTATGTTTTCTATAACTTTTTTGGCTTTCATAGCTGCTATGTCATAATTAATTTCTAATCCGCCGTCTATTACAATCCAATCCGCATCTTCTGTTTTTTCTTTTACTTTCCAAATCCATAAATTTGGTTTTTGGCGATGTGGAAGAAGAACAGCCTTTATTTCTCTATTCATAATTTTCTCCTTGACTTTTATTTTTCTTATTAATTCTACACTTCCTAATCCTAATCGCATTTTCAGATAATTCTTCATTATATACAGGTCTTATTCTTGGAATATATGCCTGTACAGTTTTTTCATTTAAGCTCATTTCTTTTGCTATTTGTTCAATAGTTCTTCCATTTTCATATTTGTTCATTATCTCGGCATGTGTCTCTGACAAAACATATCCATTAGAAGAAAGCGTTTTGACAACTTTATTCCATGAATATCCAGTGTTCTTTGAAGTAGCTCTTACCGACTGCAAAGAATCATAAGTATTTATGATAGTCTTTTCTGATTCTGTCATTTTTTACCACCTACTTTCTTGATTAGTTTATTATATATAATATTCAAAAATTTTTCAATTAAAAACCAAGAAGTATTGTCTTCCATTTTTATATTCTTAATTTATTCATCAAGACCACAAGCAGCTTTGTAATCATATCTTTGTTCACACAATCTAACTTTTTCACCTAAGTCAGAAAAGCGATTATAACAAAAGCTTTTATTTAATCGGTTCAAAAAAAATATCATGTATCTCAGACTCAATATAGTAGTATATATCACCACCCCAACACAAATCATCCCTACGATTTAAATATTCTCCAATTTTATCGTTTTCTATATATTCAATGTGATTATCTTCTATCACATAGCAAATTGCCTGAGCAGTAGCGTCACTATTAACTCTATTAATATTTTCATAATACGAATATACATAATCGAATTTTGGTATATTCAACAACAATTCATTTGAAACCATATTACAGCATTCTACATAGGTAGTAACGGTTATCATACCAAGATTAATTAATTTTCTTTTTTCTATTATTTCTTTAAATCTTAAACAGAACAAATTGTACATATCTTCTATTTCTTTTTGTGGGGGAGCAACAGATTCTAACTCATCTAAATGATTATAAATATCTATGATTTGATCTCTAGGAAGTTCCTGAATTGTGTCGTAATCATCAATCATTTTCCCAGAATTATATATAGCATTAATTAAACATGATAACTGTTCGTTTTTTAATTCCAATCCTTTTATAAAGTTTTCATAAGAACTTACATATGGCAAAATTTTTGAACGGTCATCATAAAGTATGCCTTCCAAAAATTCGTTATCTAGTTCTTCAAGCCGTTCTCTTATAAAATTAGGATATATTTTTACAATTTTATTAATGATTTTATTTTAATCCTATTCTTGTACTAATGAATAAAGATTATTTTTTCAATCCGGTTTCATTATCATTCATGTATCAGCACCATTTCCCCTTCTCCT